ATCAGAAGAATATAATAGAGAATTAATGAATTCACCTATAACTGAAGCGGGGCCGGAATACTATGGGCTGAAAAATGTGCGGCGCGGTCAGCTCCGTGCAATCCAACCAGGTGATTTGACTGGTGAGAGTGTTGCATACTTAAGAAGTATAACAGATAGTGACGATATCTTTAGAGACGCTGGAAGAACATCTCCACATGCGGAACAATCAGTTGGTCCGTTAGGGACATCACCAAAGAAATCAAAAGCAAGGAAAGTAGCAGCTAAATCTAAAAAAAAGGGTGGTAAAAGAAAATCACGTAGAAAATCGCGTAAAAAGAAAAACTTTAAAAAACATTATATGTGGAATACAAGAGGTAAAAGATATTTCGCAAAGACATATAAACAGCATAGAAGAGGTGTTAAATTAGGACATTCTCACAAAAAACCGAAAAAGAAAAGTCGTAAAAGAAGACGTTAATAATATATTATTAATTTAATTTAATAAAATGTTATTGGATATTTAGGCAAATTAGCCTTTATTTTTTTTGTAGAAAGCAATATAATATATAAATCATTAATAATCCAACACCAGTATTATATAAATGTAAAATTGGTTTATCTTCTAAGTTTTGAAATCTATTTGCGAAATTTTCAGGTAAATCTTTTAAAGCAACATACTGACTTTCGGGTCTATGCCAATATTTATTGCGTCCTCTCACCTTTTTAACCTTTGTACTTATACTTCTAATTTTTTTACATAAAGGAGTAGCTTCTTGTCCGAAAGCGGTTAATACTTCGAGTGGATTCATTTCCATTATATTTTCCAACATACCGGGAACAATACCTTTAAAATTGGATTCTCCTCTAATAAACGGCAATTTACCTTTGGTTGTATTATCAATATGTAAATATCTTTGTGTTTCTAATCCTTTTTTAACAATTTTCCAACACTGATTTTTATAACATGTTGGAGATTTATCAGGACAAGGTGTTTTTGCGTCACATCTAACCCCTGTATTTTTAGCTGGTGCACATTTACCAGCTGTTTTCAAGAAAAATTTATTACCTAAAGGTTGCCTGCCTATTTTAGCTGGACCTGTTCCTTTTGTTAAAATATTAGAATAATTGATGATGCCTCCAATATTATTTGCCAATGCATTAAAATTACCGGCACCGCTCATACCTTGTTCCTTTGGAGTTTTTATAAAATCTTGGTATCTATAATCGGGGCCCGTGAAATCTTCTCCCATTTGATGAGCCCCCGCTTTTAACTTTTTGAAAAAACCTGCTGACATATTATTAATATATAAGTATAAAAAAAAAATATGTATTAATAATAACCAATGGATGAGGCATATTATGATGACGATTTGCAAGAATGTCGCATATGTTTTGATATAGAAACTTATAAAGATAAATTTATATCACCGTGTAGATGTTCTGGAACAAGTAAAAACGTTCATAAAAAATGTATTCAAAAATGGAGGAATGTAAACAAAGGAATGCCAGCATACGATAGGTGTATGGAATGTAGGGAACCGTATATAGTAAAAAGAAAACACCGAATTGAAAAGATTAGATTTTTAAAAGGGAAAAAATATAAAAAAACAAACACAATTTATTTTTGTATTGGAGTTCCTATATCAATAATGGCCGCATTATTAGATACACCAAATTATTATTTAATAGATTTTTTAAATGGTTCTCCAATTGAACCAATGAATGAAATATGCGAGGTTAATTATTCAACCGCAGCAAAAAGTTGTAAAAATACAACTACGTTGAAGGGTATGTTCCGCTCACGAGAAGGTTTATATACAAAGCATTTTTTTTATGCATATTTTGTCTTTAATATCCAAACTATCATTGCGATTTTTTATATTTTTTACAGACTTTATAAAAAAATTATAAGGAAAAAAGACTATTTATTTCAAAGTGGGATACTTAATTTTATGTCATTGATGTTTTTATTTAAATTTATAGCAATTTATAAATTAATGATAGATATGTGTTATTCTCCCGAAGGAATGATGGGTTTTTGCGTGACAGGTTCCTTTCTCGAACCATTTATCACTAGGCTATATATTTATTTCAATAAAGAAATAATATTAAATATAAATGCGGATAATCCACAAGATATACTACCTTGGAAAGAAGAATTGTCAATCAATATAGAGAATGAAGATGATGAAACAAGTGGATATAATTTCAACCCACTTCCTTCGTTGATAAACGTCCAAATTGTTGAGAATAATGATAATAACATTGTAGAAATGAATCAAATTATTTTAACCGATACAGATAATTCATATGAAACAGACGGTTCAAGTGAATACGAAACTATTACAGAAGAAGATGAAACCGATGAAGATGAACCCGACCAAGTTGAATCACCAGAAAGTATAATAGACGATGAAATACTTATTTAAATTTAATACCATCGCTTTCTTTTAAAGCCTTTTTACCAGCTTCCTTTGTCTGGTTTGCACTTCTTTTGATTTTTTGTTTATTTATTAATATTTGTTGTGTTTGATTTTTTATTTGATCTTCAACCATTTTTAATTGAGAACCAAAAGCAAGAACTCTGCTTTCTAAATTGTCAATTTCACCAGCTTGTTGAGTTGCGATATTTCTTTGACTAGAACTGCAGCCTTTCGGAGGAGGATTTTTATCTTGTATGCCTTCTTGTATTTTAAAGTTAAACATATTGGATAAATTCGGAAATATGTTAGTGATTAATATAAAAATTGCAACAATCATTATAATATTTTTCATTAATACCATTTGTATATTAATGATAAAAAAAACTTAACACTGACTTGGATATTTTTTACAAACGGCGGGGTCGTTTTCTACCTCTTCACCTTTAGACATTTTAGATAATTTTATTGAAAGTTCCGCATTTTTCTTACTATCTTCTCTATTCTTAATAATATTTTTTTGTAATTTATCAATCATTGGCTGTAGCTTACTAAATTTACCATTCGCATTTTTTAATTTTCCGACATTTCTTATTTGATGTCTTTCAAAACATTTTGAATATGTATTTAAATTGAGGTCGCACGTAAAATTTTCTTTATTATCCATTAAATGTTGTAATAGTAAATATAAAAAGAAAAAAATAGCAATATAAAAAATAGTTTTCATTATATTATCTTTTTATTTTTTTTCTTCTTTAATAGTTATATATGAATTTATATAATTCAAGAAAGTTTCGGGTATATAGAAGAAATGCAACCTCTGCGGTTGGAAACATGAATACAGGACTACCTAAATCCACTAAAAGCAAAGCTTGTGTTTCAAGTGGAAATTGTAACACAATGAAACACGGAAGAGAATCCTTGTATACGCAAATATTACCAACCAATAAATTATTTGTTAATTCGGATAATTGTGGGCGTTCTCAAAAAAAACTGATCCGCTCAGGTATGCAGCCAAAAAAGGGTAATAAATATTGTTATGATTATAATGATTACTTAAAAAATAAAAGAAAAAAAACATTCGCCCAAAAAATACCTAGTTCAATGCCACAAGTAGGACAGTCAAATACATTCGGACACGGGGGAAGCTGTGGATTAAACGACAATTGCAATGAGAATGTTACTCATTATAAACCAAACAATTTGAATTATAGACAACAAGGAGCCGTAGATAGTAGTAGTAGAATTGATAGGCTTAGATATAATACAATCGTTGGTTCAGATAGATGTGATAATGATAATACTAAATGCAATGGAAAATATGCTAGTTCTTTTAGTAGATTTGTGGAATATAAAGGATTATTCAATACCAATCATCCAGAGCCTTGTAATACTCAAATAAAAGCAAGGCGTAAATCTATGGGGGCTTTTAACAAGTCTTGTAAAGTTGAACCTCCGCCAGCCAATAATTTGCCGTAATTTTAAATAATTAGTAATATATATTAATGCCTGAGACAATTAATATATATAATAATACAGGTGAAGGATTTACTAATATAAACCCTTTTTTAGATGCGACCAGCAATATAAAAACTACAGATAAAGTTACAACAAGAAAAACAAATTGCTATACACCTTTTAGAATGCCATTATTTGGATCTAGAAAACAAACAAATTGTAATAATTGCGAACCAAACACAAAAGTTTTAAAAGACAATCACGCGTTATATTGCTGTTATGACCCCTATATAACCTCACAGCAAAATAAAGGTGGAATTATAAAAAATGATTTCATGTATTCTAATTCTTTTTTACTACATAATAGAAATAAAACATACGCCCAAAATATAGTAAATGGGAGCACTGAAAAAGTAGATAATGAAGAACACACCTATCGAACAACACCAGAAGATACAAGAGAGATATTAATATATACAATAACAAATGTAACCGAAGATAATAAGGGTAAATATTTAATAAATGGTAAAAATAATCCAAGATTACAATTATACAGAAATAAAATATACAAATTTATAGTAGATGCTCCAGGACATCCGTTTTGGATCAAAACTATTTCTTCTACAAATAATTTGAATGGTTTATCAGAAGGAATAACCAATAACGGAATAGACTACGGTGAAATTACTGTATTCATTTCAGACCCATTTCTTCATAAAGTATATTATAATTGCGAACATCATTCTAGTATGGCAGGAATGATAAATATATATAATAGTAACAATGATTATATAAAATGTCGCCAATCAAGTTTTAAAAAAAGAAATCAATCTCATTGGACAAATGGTGCTGTATCGCATAGAAGCAGATTAAATAGATTAAAATATAATGCTATTAATGCTAGAAAAAATTCAAATTATGGAGCGAATTGCCCTAATCGCAATAACAACTGCTTAGATAATAATTTGGCACCTCATAGGGTGAATATAGCAAAACCAATGAAATGTTCGCATAAAACATTTCATGATAAAATTAGACATAGAAATAAAAAGCTCACGTGCGACCCAAATTATACAGGAGATCCCGAAGACGTCGAGCCAAATGTTACATATATATTCCCAAAATTTATACCTCAAAGACAACCGCCTCCAGAAAATGGATTATTATCTACTTTTTATCATAATAATTATATTACATCTTTTTCATTGTACAATTTCAACTATAATCATATGGAATTTAATACAAGTTTTAATAATAGAAATCCAACATTTGTCCCTGGTCCCGTGCAAACAGTTGATACTACCAATACTTCCCCTTCTGAGAATTTTACTTTTGATATAAGTGAAAATCAAATAACTTACGTTACACAAACGTCGGATGTAACCACCGTTGTTACGACTGATGTAAAGGAAGGAACTACCGAAACGGATATATATTTAACATCTAGTATTAGAGATGAACTAGTAATAACCGGTGAACCAACCTTATCTATAAGTGAAATCAAAGTAATGAATAAAACAATAAAGGTTGTTATTTCATATACAAATATATCACACTGGCATTATTCTATTGATAACGATCAAGATATAGAAGTATATTCAGGGTATGCGACTATATTTAATGTAAGTGAATATAAAACATATACATTGCTTATTAAAGGAGTTGACTCGGCTCACAAATCATTAATTGAAAAGGTTGTAACATTTACAACTACTGAACCATTGGGTATATCATATCAACCAATAAATCCAAATACGAATAATACAAATACAACTACTACCACAACTACAGATACTAATACCAATACAGACGGGTATTAAAAAATTGAATTGAATTAATTTGAATATAATTAATTCAATCTAACAATCTTCAAGATGAATGAAAGACAACTGTACCACTGTAAAATGAAACACTTGTTTAAAAAAGCAGGAAAGTTTGGCTTTAATTCTCCAACTTATATAAACAATAAAGCCTTACAAGCAATGTATTACATAAAAAAGAAGGAATTTGGTGAAAACAGTATGCCATTGGTTATTATAAAGCTTGACTACAAAGATTATTTACACAAATTAAATAGTTTCAAGAACGCGATTTCGGAGAATATGTTGTGTTATTATTTTGAAGACGGTATTTGTTATGAATCTCATTTAAAAGAATTTTTACAAAATAATAACACTCTCTTTATCATTTTTGAATGTATAAATTATTTATATTGGGATCCAATGTATGTAACTCATTCGACGTGTGCTATAATAAATAATGGCAAATGTTATTTTATAAATTCACACGGCAAAGATAGTAAAGATATATGTCATTATGAATATAAAACAAAATCGTGTGAAAAAACATTTACATTTAAACAAGGAAAAGATTATACAATTATTTCAACGCTAATGAATAGGTATGGAATAAAAATGGAGAATACTTCCAAGTATATGTATTATGGTGCGAATTTGCAAGAATATGATAATCACGGCTGTTGTTTTATATTTCCATATTATATTTGGTATTATTTTGAGAAAGATCTAAAAACAAACCTCAAACTATTAGAAAAAGGGAAAGTATCATTGGTTATATATAAAATATTTTTCAAAAATAACCCCCTGAGAAAAAATACGAATGCTTATATTAAACAAAAAGCTGAAAAAAACATAAAGAAATTGAAATGGAGACTATTGAGTAATGTAATGAATGAATATATGGGATATATGACG